GTAGACTTGTTCTTAAAGTCTACTAATCCAGATAAGGCACGCGCTAAGGCACGTGTATTCTCTCCAGACGTCCCTCGTGCTCGTCGTCACGTCCCTAAGCCACTTTCACTTGCCCCAAGTATTCTTGACATGGTTATTACAGGCAACGATGGCGGAACGCTGGATGTAAACATTGACTACATCAATGCTGCATTCTTAGTAACAGATGATACATGGGTACCTGTCCTTAAGATTGGTAACTACAGCGGAACTAAGACACGTGACCTTGGCTCAGGCGCTGTATCCATCAATACTATTGTTACCGATATCTCTAAGTCCGTGTCCTTTAAGCAACTTGCGGATAACATGGCAATTATTACCACGTCGACTGCTCACGGGTTCTCAGTAGGCGACTACGTGACAATCTCAGGCATCAATGCGACCTTTAATGGCTCGTATTACATTAGCGATGTCCCTACAACTACTACCTTCATGTACGCTAAGGTTGCAGACGATGTAGCACGTGGAGCAGACACTGGAACGGCACTTGTCACTAACGAATCTCGCGACACGTTGACGTTATCAGTTGCCTACGCAGACGCGTATGCCTACGCAGGATTTGTTGACCCAGGCACATGGGATCTATACGCGACAAAGGGCAACGAAACTGTATATATTGCGTCTGGTAATCTCTCCCTTAGATTCGGCACAGCTACTACACCTACGTATACACTAGACAACTAAGGAGACACAATATGCCAGTAACAGATGTCTCTATGGTGTCAGAAGATGCCCTAAGCCTTAAAAATCTAATGGACAGCGTTCTTGATAAGACTATTACAGTATTTGAAGAAAACAATGTCCCTTTACCATCTCGTAAGTTTTGGACAGTAGGCACACCTGCCGTTGATTGCGAGCAGTTGGTTGTCTCTTTCGTGCAGATCTACCTTGGACTTCCAGGAGACCAAGCAGGCACACCTCAGCGAAGCACAATGCCACGAAGTGCAGTGCTAACTATTTCAATATCGCGTGAAATTCCGGTTGTTGGCGTAAATGGCAAGGCACCTTCAGGAGATAAAATTCAAGAAGGCTCCGTAGCCGCGACTGTCGACGCATGGATGTTTATGCGTCTACTTAATAAGCTAGATCAGTGGGAACCAGGCGAGTTTGGCCTAGGAGTCATTGCAACCGCAGACGTTAGCGGATTTGAAGGTGGATTTCAAACAACTACTATGCAAGTAACATTGGCGGTTGCATAATGCCAAACGTAGCAGTAACTAAGATTATTTTTCGTCCAAAAAGCTTAGACTTTTTGCTTAATGATCCTTTTGGCCCTGTTGGTCGTCATCTATTTGTAAGAGGGCGAGCTATTGTTGCAGCTGCAAAGGCGCAAGTGGGCGTGGACACTGGAAGACTAAAAAACTCTATTCATATGAGACAATCACGAGCTCCTCTAGGCCAAGAAATGAGAATTGGATCTCCGCTTAGCTATGCATTAGCTCACCATGAAGGAACTAAACCTCATATTATTACTCCTAATAAAGCAACAATGTTGAGATTTACTTCTGGCAGCAGAATAGTATACTCAAGACTTGTACGACACCCTGGAACTAAGCCTAATAAGTTCCTCGCCGACAACCTTTATTTGATAAGATAGCCTAGAGAATTAAGGCACGCACGCCTTGATAAAGACACAAACGCAAAACGGAGGAAGAAAAAATGACTAAATACAGAGACTTTGGCTCTGGCAAGAATACTGGTGAAAAAGAGCCAGTAACTTTCAAGCTACACGAAGAAGAATTTTCTTGTCGTGAGCAGCTACAAGGCAAGACGCTTCTTGACCTCGTTGCTCGCTCAAGCGGAGATGATCCTGTTGAATCTGCAAAAACAATTAACATGTTTTTTGAGCACGTTCTTTTGCCAGAAAGCTACAAGCGTTTTTCAGAGCTTATAGAGAGCGCAGATAAAATTGTAACAGTAGACGCACTTGGCGAAATCTCTGGCTGGCTTGTTGAGGTGTATGCAGGACGCCCGGAAGGGGAGCCAGAAGTCTCCTAACTTGGGGAATTGACCTCTGGCCATACATAAATGGAAAAGCACTCGTGAGTAACCTTAATCTAAGAGAAATGGAAGCATCTGACATGTTAGACGTTATCCATTTCTTTTTTGAGGAAGACATGAACTACGCTTCAGGCGAACAAGCAGAAGGACGTAGTCGCAGTCGCGAGATTCTTTACCAAGATTTCTACGGATACAAGTATCCATATGCTAGCACAAAAACAGGAAGTTCTGTTTACGCGGATGGAAACGTCAAAAACTTTGATGAGTATGAAGATGATGACACCGTAGTTCCATTTGATCCATTGAAGGCGCCGACAAAGTCATTTGTCCCGCCAACACCAGTAAACGCTTCAATGTCAAAACCATTTGGCCAAGTTCTAGACGAACCATTGTCAAAGTAACGATTTAGGTAACAGGAAGGAGGTGAGCAAATGGCAGTCGTAGGAGACGCATATATAGTTGTAAAGGCTATAACTACTGGCTTTGAAAATGAAGTCCGCCGTGCAGCAAATGGCATAAATCTTGAAAGAGATGGCAAGTCTGTAGGAGAGACTTTCTCTCGCGGATTTGGCCGAGGAGCTGGAGAAAGTATAGGCAGGTCTATGTCTGGCTTCGAGAAGTCAGCCCTTCGCGCTAGAGCGCAGTTCCAAGGACTTATCCGCACTGGATACTTGTTAGGCCCGCTCATCTCTCAACTTGTTTCTGGAATTGGAGCCTTAGCTGGTGGATTAGTTTCACTAGCGTCTTCTCTTGTTGCAGCGGCGCCTGCGGGTGTTGTGTTTGCTACTGCGCTTACCTCTATTGGAATCGCTGCAATAGGACTAATGGGTGCGCTTAAAGGTGTAGGCGCTGCAATTTCTGCCGGAAGTAAAGCTCAAAAAGCTTCAACAAAAGACAAGACGGCTGAAGAAGAAGCGCTAAAAAGAGTTCTTCGTGCAACGGAGCGACTTACTCAGGCACAATATGATTTTGCAAAAGCAACAGCAGCAGCCAAAGAAGAAATTCAACAACTTGGTTTTGACTCTGAAGACGCTGCACTTGGTGAAAAGAAAGCTGCCATAGAGCTTGAGAAAGCTAGAGAAACACTAGCGCGAGTACAAGATCTACCTCCTAACTCTCGCGCTCGTAGAGAAGCGCAGCTCGCGTACGCAGAAGCTGATCTTAATCTTCGTAAGGCTAAGGATCGTAACTCAGATCTTCGCAAAGAGCAAGAGCGTCTAGGCAACGCTGCTAAAAACGCAGGTACGGAGATGTATCAGCAGACTGATACATATCTCGATGCTAAGAAAAATGAAATCGACGCAGCGCGTGATCAGAAAGATGCGCTAGACGCTCTTAATAAAGCACAAAAGGGCGGCACTGCTGATACAGCATACACAGACGCATTGGCTGGTCTCTCTAAGGAGGCGCAAGGCTTTGTTAAGTACATGGTCGACACATTCATGCCTTCGCTTAAAGAGCTGCGTGATGCTCTTGGCAGTAAGCTATTTGGTCAACTTGAGACCGGATTAGAAAAACTTCGTACAAAACTCTTCCCAGAATTAAAGCCAGTTCTCAAAGATCTTGGTGACAGTATTGGTAAGTCTTTTGGAACTATCATCGATGCTATCACCGATATTGAAAACATTGGAGATCTAAAGCAGGTTATTAAGAACGCTGGAATTAACATTGAAAGCTATGCAAGAACCGCAGGAAATCTTTATGATTCTTTCTTGTCTGTTCTTGTTTCAGCCCAGCCACTGGCTGAAAAGTTTAATAAGTTTTTAGAAAAGAAAACAGCAGGCTGGGCAAAGTATCTTGACGCTAAACAGGCTACAGGTGAGCTTCAAGCAATGTTTGATAAGGCTGGCGATATTGCGGCTAAAATTGGCGAAGTATTTGGCAACGCAATAAGCGGAATTGTTAACATAACAAAAGCAAACTTTACTCCTGGTGGCGGCGGGTACATTCTTATCGAGTACTTTAAGGACGTTACAGAACAGTTTGAAAAGTTCTCTGGTAGCGTTAAAGGTCAGAATGCTCTATCTGATTACTTTAAGGGTACGGCTGAAAACTCTAAGGCGATTCTAGGCTCCCTTGGCGCGTTTATTAAAGAAATCCTTAAGGCTGGAGCAGATCCAAACATTAAGGTATTCTGGGATACGCTTAAGGATGCAGCGCCAATTCTTGGCGATGTGCTTAAGCAACTCAACAGCTCTGGCCCTTCACTTGCTAAGTTCTTAGTTGCTTTCGCTGAGTTTTCAAAAGTTACTCTTTCTTCTGGCGCTATTACCGTATTCTGGAATACCTTGACAGGCGTTCTAAAGACAGTAACTGCGGTACTCTCTAATCCTGCTGTAAAAGAGTTCTTTGACAACGCGGCTAAAGTTCTTGCGTTCTTTAGCGCAGTAGGTCTTATTTCAAGCGCTTTAGTTTTTGCAGGTAAAGTTATTGTAGGATCTTTCCTATCAATAGCTAAGGTTTTAACTTTCTTGATTAACCCTGCTGCAGCACTTAGAACAGCACTTGCACCTCTGATCACAATTTTGGCCGGGATAAGCGCTCCTGTACTTATAGCAATTGGTGTTATTGCCGCCCTAGTTGCAATTTTTTATGTAGCGTATAAAAATAGCGAGACTTTGCGCGACGCAGTATCGAAGTTAGTTTCAGCAGTAGGTGACGCTCTGTCTCGCGCCTTTGGCACAGTCAAAGAAGCTCTTAGTGAATTTACTCCTATGCTTCAAGGAGCAGGAGATATGTTCAAGACGCTGGGAGACTTCTTAGGCAAGTACATAGTTCCAATATTCCAAGTTCTTCTTGTTGGAGCCATTGATCTTCTTGGAGATTCTATAGCTCTTGT